TCCGATAGACTTCCCGAAGGCACGATAAAGAGTAAAGCCTGTAGCGCCGTAGTCCTGTCCGATCGTCGCCGATACGTTTTTGTTCGTCAATAGGCGAAGGTCTGCCAAGGTAGTCAGGTCGGAAACCGCCTGGATATTACCCTGGTAAACGATAGATAGAGGCTTGTTATTCGTCTCCAGGGCCGTAGCCTGAGACTGTAGACTCGTCATGTGAGCCGTAGTGAAAGCCGTCGAATGTACGAATACTCCCATCTGGCGAATCTTACCGGATGCAAAATTCTGGATCGTCACTACCTCGTCGAACGTATACGATCCGGGAACTGCGTAGATACCTACGTACAGGTCGCCTTTCGGCTGCGTCCTGAAGAACTCGGAAACGTGGTAATGAATTACGTCGATAATCGATGCAACTCCACCGGAGAACTGTACTAGCGTAGCCGTAGCCGTTCCGGTGATTACCGTCGATATGACGTAAGAATTTGCTCCTACTCCGGATCCTGCTGGAGCCGTAATAGTTACTACTGCGCCGGTATTCGCGGCGGAGTATCCATGTGTAAGAGTTCCGGCATTTATCGCTGATACGATAGCGGCGGCTACCGTAGTCGTAGTCGGGGTAGTTGGTACGGTCGCAATGCCGAGGGATTTCAACGACAATCCGTCGTTTACCTTTACCTCGATCAGATCGCCAGCAGCGCCTGCTCCCGTTACCGTCACCGTTCCCGTTGCCTTGGTTTCCCCAACGTGCGTATCAGTAATACCCAGCGCCTCGGCCTCCTCTACCGAAAACACCTGTTTAATACGATCGCCAGTCGAGAAACCGGAAGGCAAAGTATCGGAATATACGAGCAGTCCGGAGATAAAATCCTCCCCGGGTAAAGGACGGCCTAGGCCACCCTGCCCTCGGTTAAAAATTATTGTGTTTCCCATTACTTACCTTTTTTTTTCGGTTTGTCCTCGCCGATTTCTGTAGCCGTTACGGAGTTCAGCTCGGAGTCCTTAAACTCGTGCAGCTCTACGTTATTCTCCCGGCAATGATAATCTGCGTACGATTTCGTCTCCGCAAAAAACACGTTGCCGTCAGAGGTAACGTATACCTCTGACGACTTTCCTACGTGCTGCTGTGCGATTTTCTTGGCTTCAGCTCTAGTCATGGCCTATTCGTTTTTAACGATTATGCCTCTTGTACCAGTACTGCGATGCCTTTCTCGTCTGTGCGAAGTTTGGCAGCTCCCAGCATTACCAATCCGCTGAGGATAATCCCGTAATACTCGGGCTTGCCTGCTCCGTTATCTCCGCTATCGGAGAATACTTTAATCTGTCCGAGAGCCTTAGCTACGTAGTCTGTATGCCAGGCTACGCATCCGAGGTTATCGGTAGCTGCTCCGGCGGCACCTACGGCCTTCAGAGTCGGGGTAGCGTCGTAAACGACAACGCTAGGACGGATCATTATGTCGAAACCGAACAACTGAGCCACTACTCCGGTAGCGAGAGCGTTCACCTGGAAACCGTTGTAGCTTGCGCGAACGATCTCGGAAATAGTGAACAACTGCCAGAACATATCTACCGGCATCAGGAGCTTGCGTCCTGTACGGGCTACGTTATCCTTATCGAGACGTGCCGAGAGGTTCGCGATATCCTGAAGGGCTACGGCCTTTCTGGTACCTGTAGCCGAGGGAGCGAGAGCTGTAGCTGAGGCTGCTCCAGAAGTCCGTACGATACGGCCAGCGGTGGAGGTTGCCCACTTGTTTGCTACGAAGTTTCCAACGGTCTCGGAAAGAGTCATGATGTGCTGGCCCATAACGCTGTTTCTCTTGTCGTAAGAGATTTGAAGCTCGTCGAGGTCGGTAATCAGGATCGGATCCGTAGAATACTGGTCCAGGTTGTAGGTCAGATCTACGTCCGTACGCTGCGTAATCGTTGCGGGGAGTGATGATCTGTTTACTGCTGTAGCGGGGTTCGCTCCGGCCTGGGGAATGTGTACTGTCTTGTTCGCGATGAAACCATCGTGACTGGTGCTCATGGGTACGAACAGAGACTGCTGAAACAGGTTCTCCTGTATATCGTTCACCCAAATTTCGGTCTGTAATGCCATTTTGTTTTGTTTTTTTGGTTGGTTATTGGTTTTCTTTTCTGTTTTTACTTTTTAAGGTACGTATCCTCGTACAATCTCTTGGCCTCGTCTGGCTGAGAGGTATACATATTCCGGAGACCTTTAGGATCTTTTTTCTCCCAGTCGCGATGCGACCAGGTAGCGCGATCTTCTACGCCTTTACCGGTAGCGGTACCTTTAAGAGCGTCCACTATACGAGGAGCTTTAGTTACTGCGATAGCGTCCAGGCTATCTTTTACTGCCTTCAGGTCTTTCTTGGCAAGGTTTACGAAAGATTCCTTGGATTCCTTTTTGATCTTACCGGCTTCGATAGCGCTATTTACCAGCGTCTCGATTTCGGCCTCGATAGCGGCATCCTCTTTTTTCTTATACTCGGTAAGCTCGGCCTCGATTGTGGCGTTCTTAGACTCGAGTTCTGCCTTAGCAGACTCCAGAGAGTTTACTCGTTCGATAGTTTCTGCGAGTTTCGTCTCCAGTTCTTGTTTTTCTTGTTCTGTCATGGGATTGGTGTTTTCTATGATTAGTTTATTGTAAACTTTCACGAGATTGTAAAGGTTCCGACGTGTAGACTCGTCCATCTTAAATTCCTTAGCCGAGGATATTACCTCGTCGCAGAGATTCATTTTAAGAGCATCGGGTGCAGATAGCCAAGTCTCGGCATCCATCATGAATCCGATCTCCTCCGGAGTTCTCTTACATCTGTTAGAGATTATTTTCACTATCGTACCCTTTATATACGATAGAACGTCGTCGCTTGCATCGCCGGAAGGATTATGCAGCATAAGCGTTCCGTAGTCCATCATATAGCACTTCTGCCCGGCCATCGCTATAACTCCAGCGATTGACGCAGCTAGTCCGTCTACGTATGTATCTACAGGAGCCTTACTGTTTAATATCGCCGATACGATAGAATACCCCTCGTAAACAGATCCTCCGATAGAATTTATCCGGACATTTATCCGGGATACCTTCTCGACTTCGTTCAGATACTGAATCTCGTACGCTAGCTGCGTACCGCTTATACCGTACGATAGGGATCCGTCCTCTTGTTGTAAAGTTCCGATCTGGTCGTATAGCAGAATCGTCGCTACTCCGTCGAGGATATTGTTTATATGTTTCAGCTCGGTATTCACGGATACAAATATATTTCGTTCTATATTTGTAAAGCCTGAATTGTTACAAGTTAAACCGGAATTTGTTACACCTATGAAAAAGAGCCTAGAGAAAAAAGAGAACGACGTAAAAATCAAAGTTACCACGTACCTACACGGATCGGTAAAACGTCATTTTATCGACGACTGTAAATCGAAAGAAGTATGCGAGGCGCAACTCGCTCGAGAGATTTTCGAGTCGTATTATCGACAGAGATCCGGAAATTCTAGGTCGGTATATTAAACCGCCTTAAACGAGAAATTTACCTGGATACGGCGCTCAGTACCAGCTCCTGTTATAAATGGAGTTGCGATAGTTCCGTCGGTTCCTATCGTAATATCGTGAATACCGATTCCCTTAAAAGAAGTCGATACTCCAGGTCTGAATCCTACCGGAAGTACCCTATTTGTAGCTGAACCGCCGAATCCGATAACACCTATCACCGTTACGTTTCCTATACCGTCTCTCCGGTAACGAAGAAATGCGGAATCTAGGTCTACCCACGGAGTAGAGAGATACGAGTCGCGCGTATTTTGCACGATCTTATTATTCATCCTCTGGGTAGTATCGAAATTAAACGTGAGGTATTCTCCGGATCCTGGAACGCTCGTAACTACCTGCGTCGTATTTTCTTCGTATACAGTCTGAGTAGATCCGTCGAAATATACCTTTGTCGTCTGTACGGGAGTTCCCTGCTTTACGTACGCAGGATAAGCGCCTAAATACCCAGGAAAAGTAATCAGCTCGTTATCGATAAATACCGTTCCGGATCCGATAAGTACGTTACCTCCTCCAGCGTCTACTGCTACGCATCCGAATACGACGAACGGACCACCGATACCCTTTAGCGTATTTACGATATTCGCGTACGCCTGGTCCTGGAGGATCAATAGATCGTCCTTAAACAATGGCATACGCCCGGCTGGTAGTGGATTTAGTAGTTGCTTCATCTTAGTAGTTCGTTACGGTGTTATTCACTCCAATTAATTTATATTTATTTACCTCGGCCTGTACCCTGGCTTGCCTCTCTGCTAGAGTAGATCCGAGAGTATTAAATACGGCCGTAGGTACGTATACGGTAAAGTCGAACGCAGGAAAGTAATCGGACTCGGATCCCAAAAATACCGTATTCGCGTCGTTCGGTGAATCGCCTACGTATAGAGGTACGAATCCATCTCCTACCGAGGATACGTAGTTTATATCAGTACTTGATACGGCGTTATCGATGTATATAAATGGCGAAGAGACTACACTAAAATGCTTGTTCAATATGTATTCGAGTAGTATAGTCTGGGAGTTGTATTTTAGCCTCTCATTAAGACCTACGGCAGTATTTCCGGTAGTAATATCTACTCCTCCGTCGTAATAGTACGCATCTATATTAGAGTCGCGAAGTTGCTGTAAAGGTTTAAGAATAGACCTGATCCATGCCAACGATATCGGAGTACGAAGGAATGGAGGTAGCAACCTCTCGGCTACCAGCTCGAAATCTATCGAATAAAACTCCCTATTAAATATCATGCCGACAGAGTCATTGTTATAGTATCGTTCAGCGTATGCGTAGCTGTAGTCTCTCCGACTATATACCCGGCAGAGGTCTCGTAATTACGAGCCATCCAGTCGGATCCCAATACTAGGTTCGTTACCTGGTTACTTGTAATCGCCACCGTATCGGCCCTAGCGATAACGTCGTTTAGAACTACGTCGTCTACTCCCTGTACGGCCTGTATAGCGTCCAGTAATCCGTTTAGAGATATTACGCCGTCGAAAGGTAATGCCGATAGGTATGCGTTTATGGCTGCGATTACGTTCGTTTTTACGGTCGTAGAAACATACTGACCGTCGTAAAATATCTCCGCTACTACCTTCAGCTTATCGGCGTTTAAAGAGATTACGGATGTCTGAGTACCGGCGAATTTTATTTTATTTATGTACGAAATGAATGCCGATAACTCGGTCGCTGATAAGGCGACCAAGCTCGGCGTAACGCCTTTAGCGACCTTCACGATCACCAGGCGGTTGCTCGTCTGCTTTACGGAGCATTGAGTAACTATCTTATTTTCTGTGTTTATCGTCGGATATCCTACCGAGAAATCGTCGTTTACCTGTACTACGTCTCCGTATTGGAAGCTCAGCGCCCTATCTTTTAACCAAAGAGCAGTACCGGGTACGGCCTTCGATGCTATCTCCTCTACCTCTAGGCGTAAAGCATCCCATAGCTGCTCTAGGAAATTTATAGACTGAGCCGTTACGAAGGCCCAGACGTTCCATAGTGCCGATTGGGAGTTACTAGTAAGGCCGGAGAGAGAGGTCTCCGCATTCTTTTGGGTAATTATCTCCTGCTTTATCGTCTGCGTACTACGTGCCATCGCCGGTTCTTATTATTTCGTTATCGATATCTAGAGTAGCCGTCAGCTCCAGCGCTGTAGGCGGATCCTTTACTACTTTACTATCCTCGGTAGAGTAACTGGAATCCTTACCGGATATAGCGTACTCCTGGATATATACGTATACGTTATTATGGTCTACGTCCTGACGTTCCGATCTACGCATAGTCCTACCGTATACCTTCGTAGTCGTAACCTGGTATCCCTGTAGAGCTTTATATAGCTTCTGCTTCAGGTCCAGGATGTACGTATCCTCGAATTTATAGGACTCGAATCCTAGGTAGATACGCATTATTCCAGAGAAACTTTGTAATAGACCGGTAGCCGTAGTAAATTCGATCTCGTCGAACTCTATAAAAGCACACGGATACGGGAAAGCCTGCTCGTCGTTTCTTTCCGTTTCGTCGTTATTACTCCGATCGAACTGGTTATTGTACAGCCTTACGTGCGTAATCTCCGGCACTTGTGCCAGTATTCGCGCTCTTATCCCGTCGTACAATTCGGCGTTCATCTCACGGCAAGGTTTATATTCTTTCGCAAAGTTAAAATGTTTTTGCGTATTAATTTACCAGACCGGCCGATAAATTGTCTCTTTGGCATCTTAAACTTGTAACGACCGAAGGCAAGGCCGTCCAGACCTTCGTTATGGATAGCGGAATACTTCTGGGCAGATATTATCTTATATTTTAGGTTCGATACCCTCATTCGGAATATCGTATTTCTAAGA